CCCCCCCGGGGGGTGGTATGATCACGATTTCCAGGCAATCTCAGGGTAAAACCATCTTGTATACATCCGGGGATTGGCGTGGTGGCTGATCCTCTTTTCCACCACCTTACTATGAAATTCTTCCCACAAACCAACAAAGAACTGAAAAACATCGACTCTCTTCTTGGCACAGTAGTAAACGCTGCAATCCGCTCTGGCGCCAACCCTGAATCCCTCAACCTCCACAACGCAATTCAAGCTTGCATTAAAATAATCAACGACCACATAAAGCACCAAGAGAAAGTGAAAGCACTGGGCTATTCAAGTGTTGGAATGGCTCTGAAAGCATTAGGCCAATACAAGCAAGGTGATTCGCCTGTTGACATCAATCACTTGCCCGAAGTATTTCACAAGATTCCTGCAATCTGGCTCTCCGGTAAACCCAAGACAAAGAAAGAAGCTGGTTTCGCCCCTCTTCGTGTAAGAGACGCCCAGCGCCAGTACCGAGTAATGGCTCCGCTTCTGACCGAAGCTTGGGACCTTGCCGACGAAACAATCCGCGATGAAATAACGCAAGAATACTTATCCACATCAGCCGCAGACTTTGAAAGAAGCCTTTACAGATATATCAACGACCTAGAAGAAGTTTCGTTCGAAGAAGAGTTTGAAGAATTGAGAATTGAGAAAGCCTCGTCAGCGATGGAGGAAATGAGAACGCTGAGAATGCTGGAATCTTCTAAGGATTACGGAGTGGGCGGTAGCTTGGAAGAATAGACACAAAAAGAGGGTGACCAAAGCCACCCTCCGTGCCCCGAAACCGGGTCAGTTTCCGACATAGCCCAGGTCGAGCACTCAGACAGCAGCCAGCTCACTCAGCACGGCCATCGCCCGCTGGGCCACTCGGGCGCCAGAACCAAAGTTGCTGTAGTTAAACCGACCAGCAACAGTCTTGCGTGACTGATTGCTGTTGTAGTCAGTCACAGCGTTAAACGCGTCCGCATAGGTCCGACCCTCGTTACCAGCCCCACTGTAAAACAGCGAGTTAAGCTGGTCCACAAACGAAGCACGCATATCCTTCACATCCTTCTCATAAATCACTTCGAGAGCATTCCGAAACTGAACGCTGCTGCAAGGTGCCAGGGCCAGCGGCTCCATGTACTCGGCGTATTTCCGCATCGCCCCATTCACATAGTCAGTGATCGCAGTGCTCTCCAGCACCCGCTCATTCACTCCAGCGCTATGGCGAAACTTCTCACCGATTTGCGAATAAGACATTGCAAACGTATTTCCGCAAATGACTCGGACGTTGGAAGGGCCAATTGCCACAGAATTATTACCAACGTGACCGTTCAGCAGCGTGATAAATCCTCGATAGGACTCACCAAGAACATGAAACTCCTCGCAAACTTGGGCCTGGGCAAACACTCGCGAACCACCATTAAGGTAGCCAACATTCTTCAGCTCCAGCAGCCCCTCATCAATCATGGGCTGAATCATTCCAAGAAGAACGCTGTTTTGAACGGTTTCGTAATCCGGGCTCACAGTGCCAAGGAAAGAACCGGTGTCATCACGAACGACCGCAACTTTCTCAGCGATCGGAGTGGCAACCCCATCGTTGCCGGTGAAGAAGAGAGGACGCTTGCTGACGTTCCAGGCAAGGTCGTTGGTGATAGCGAAGGCAGTCATGGTAGTTTGGGGGGGAAAGTGGTTTGGAACCGGCCTTGAACCGGTATGAATTAACTATAGCGTGTTTTGGGGACTCTGTAAAGGAGTTTGCGGAGATAAAAGGTAGGGTTTACCGTACCTTGCCTTTGCGAGAACCGTACCAAATTGCTGCCCCAGTCAGAAGGGGGAAAATAGGAAAACCAGAACTGGCCAGCGAGAGCAATCCCAGCACCAGAAGAGGAAGGCTGGCATAGATCAGGCAAAGAAAGAATATACCACGCATAGTCGGTTCAGAGGCTCCGGACCACAGCGGCGAGGTCGTCGATTGAGTCGACCGTTAGGTAGCGAAAAACATCCCGTGTCAGGCCGGAGTCGTGACAAAGTCTCCCGTTGCGAAGGACAGCAACTTCGTAGTGCTCCCCATCTGACTCTGGGACGATTGAGAGACCATACGAATTCTCAAACCGGGCCACCGCTTGAAACCCAGCAAAGTGCTCACGGAAAGTTAAATCTGCAAGGTTCATGGCGAGGGGGGAACGGGAATGACTAATTGAGTATACCGTGTTTCGAGCGATTTGTAAAGGGGGCCAGCAGCGTTTTGCCTTGTAGTTTCCTGCGGAAACATTTTATCTTGGGCAGCTTCGCTGCCCTCGGACCCTACGCTCTGAGCAAGACCCTCAACCACCCACTGTATTCCTCCTCCTCCAAGACATCGTCCACTTCTCTAAGAAGCTCGGAGTCAGTATACCCTGACAGATATTCTCCCTGCACATCAAGGAAGAATCGCTCCAGGTCGCGACCGTTCATCTGGTCAAGATACCTTTCAGTAATCAATTCAATCAAGTTCTCTCTCTGGGTTTCAGTCAAGGGCTGAGAGATCGGGGATTGCGTCGGATTCGGCATGGAAATCATTTCGGTCAAGCAAGTTGGTGAAGAGTTAATCAGGGCTAAAAGCTAATGATAGGATGGTCTAAGCCAAGAACGTCGCATTCTTGGCCCGCAAACATTAGCTCTACCTTGAGTTGATAATACTCATCGGTACCAGTGTCGTAGACACAAACATCGCAATTGAGCAAATCTTCATCGAGTTGCTGCAGCCGATGCAGAAGTTCTCTATATGTTATAGCCATCAGTATGAAGTCCGAAAGTAGTGATCGCCAACGCGATCAACATCGTGGGCCAGAAGATAATCGCCAGTCTCTTCCCAATCAATCGTGATTCTGTAATCCAGCCGATCAGTTTCATCCTCAAAGTAATCTTGGGCCATGCGCTCAGGACTTTGGTACTCGCCGATATAAGCCGCTTTGAAATACTCCAGATCGCTGAGATCGTTCTCCACAAGGAATGCGTCGACCGCCTCATAGCCGTTTTCTTCGCCCAGCTCCACATATTCTTCGTAATACTTTCGAAACTCCCCCTCACCATGCTCGTCAATCCATTCAAGAATCGAGCCAAGATCATACTGGCTTTCCAGAAAACCCTCAATCAGGTCGACGGTTTCGGGAGCGAGGGTCTCTTGGTAATTAGTCGTCAGGGTGATAGCCATGGTGGTTTCGGAGGGGGAGTAATGAAGGGGGCAGGTGAAGCACCCCCGATGAATTAACTATAGCGTCACGGGGGCCAAATGTAAAGCAGTCAGGAGGTACGGTTAACCGTACCTACTCGGATTTTGAAGCGGCACCCTCCAGCTCGGCGGCGATGGCGAGAAGCTGATCGCGCACTTTGCAACGATTGCGAATGGCGGCAAGTGATAGCGATCCCTTGTCGATGTCGTCTGGCTCCGGCACTAGCTGATCCGCAGCAGCTCGCAGTGCGGCGGCGGCAATTGTTTCAGCATCAGCAGGACACATGCTGTCCCACAGCCAATAAGCATCTTGGGCAGCATCTTTCACCGCATCAGCGGCGGGGGATAGGTCAGTCATTCGTCGTCAGAATAATTAGGATAGTTAAATAACTTTGCGATGCGGTGAAACTCGATGTCAAACTGTTCGGCCATGTCAAACGGCGGACAGTCATGAGTCTCAGCCAGCTCATCCAACTGAAGGGGCGTTACCTCGCCAAGTTTCTCAAGGATGAAACAACGCAAAGCTCGTGTGTGTTCGTGTTTCATTCGGGCAGGGCCTCCAGGGCGCGGCGGACAATCGCCCAATCATCTTGTGTTTCTTCTCCAGCCATCATCCGATTGTGGGCATTAAACGCCTGCTTCTTCAAGCTTGGCGGCTTGGGGCGCATTGCTTCTTTTAACGCTTCACCCACTGGAATAATCCCTAGATGCACGTCATTCAATGCATTGTGATCTAGCCATTCTGCATCTTCCGCAAGTTGTTGGTCGGCGCCCCACTGAGCAGCACGTGTAGCAATATGAAGCTCGTAAAGCCAATCACGTTCGTCATAACTCTTTTCAGAAGCCCATTGCTTTGTGAGTTCACGAGGTGGGATAATAGGGTCAGTCATCGCTCGGCATCCTGTTCAATAAGCGGCAAAGAAGGCCCAAGCGACTCCAGCCAGCAAATCTGACACCAGTGCCCTTCATGACCAGCGATGGTGCTGGTGATGATTTGTTCGTGGATGCCGTGCTTTGGACAGTTGATCCTGGGCTGGTGCCAACGGGCAGGCCCAAAAGTCGAAGTGCTGTAACTCATCGCTTGGCCTCTTCACGCAGCAAGCGCGTGTCATCAGGGTCACACGCTTTTTCGTCCATCCAGAGGGCCACCTCGCGGATCGCTGCGCGGGCCATAGAGCCCTGCTCCTTGACGCTCTCCATCAGAGCGCCCTCGACCCGCTCCACCAGTGAACTCCCAGTTTGGGAGGAATTAGGAGATGGCTTAGAGCTAGATCGCAGCAATGCGTTCAACTCCTCCTGTTGTTTTGCTGTGAGTTTTAGCGGTTTACTGATTTGATAAACCTTTGAGGCTTGACGTTCAGCAGCTTCCAACGACTCGACTCGGCTTGCCAAAGCCAAAATGTTGGCGCTGGTTTCGACGATGTGCTTGTGAGCAGCATTCTCTAGTGTTTCAATCCTGGCGCGGAGTTCAAGAATTGCAGAGCAATCAGAGCTGCCAACTACATCGGCGCATTTCTGAACTTGATTCCACTGATCGGACGTTGCTTTGTAATCAGTCATTGATAGCCTCCAGGGCAAGGCGGATGATGCCGTCAGGGTCGATGTAGTCGTTGCAGCGGTCCAGCGCCTGCTGCTTGAGGCTCGGTGGCTTGGGGCGTCTGGCGGCACGGATGTAGCGAGCAAAGTCATAAGCATCTTCACCACCGTCAATTTCAACCAGCCTTAGGCACGCCTCCAGCTCCTGGTCGGCGCCCCATTGGGCAGCGCGGGTGGCGATGTGTTGTTCGTATGCCCAGTGCTCATCGTTGTGTGGCACGCCTGAAAGGTTGGCGTCGTGCCCCCACTGCTGCACCAGCTCCAGCGGTGGGGTGATGGGGTTAGGTGTTGTCATTAGTTCTCCTCACTTGTGTGCTGGGCCAGGTAGGCGTCGACTTCCACCATCAACGGTGACTGCTTTAGGCGCACCAATGGAATACCAGAGTCGATGGCATCAGCTAGCTGCTGGATAAGACCACGGGCATAATCCGCACCATTTACGGCTGAATCTTGGCTAACCATGATTTCCCAGTTAATGATGTCGTTAAGAGCTTGCTTTGGATCATTCTCATTTTTCTCATTTAGAAGGAATCTGCAGACGAGCGCATCATCTAAGACGGCGTGCCAAGGGTTGTCGACTGTGTTTGCCATTAGTCTCCTTCACTTGTGGGGTAGTAGCGAGGCAGTGGGCACCAATGAGTAGGCGCAAACCGATGCGGCCAGCGAGCAAAAGATCCGTCGGCTTCTCGCCAAACGCAATATGGATCAGATGTGTAGGGAGCAGAAGAGGGCTGAGGTATGGATCTGATAGCAATCACGACAAACATCTCAAATGGTTTGCGTGATTGAGGTGCGGTGGTGATGGGCAGCCAGTTCATTAGTCTCCTTCACTTCGATGCCAGCAGGCAGAAGACCTGCGCTGGCTTGTTGTCATAAAGCCGTTCACATGCCTGCCACTTTTGGGGGAACCACCACCAGGCTGTTGCAGTCACCAGTAAAAGCACTAGGACAATGGCTCCAAGTGCTGTGTAGTCATCAAGGCTTTTCATGGTGATTAGTCCTCCTGGTTAATAGTGTTGGCGGGTGTCCCCCAGCGGGCGAGGGCTGCACGGATTGTTTCGCTGAACTCTTTGGCCGTAAAGCAGCGTTGCCAGCCGTGAATATCAGGGTCCATCTCCTCCAAGGGCACTTCCGTAGCAGCGTCCGCCCATTCTTCAATCTCCTCATCCGTCGGCCCCTCCGGATCGGGCTGGGCCAAGGCAGCGCGGGCTTCGGTCGCCAACGCATGAGTTGCGCGGCGATCATCCATCAAGAGCTGTCGGTAATGATCCAACTCATCAGCCATGCGGGCGCACAGTGCGCGGTAGTCAGTCATCGAGTGCCTCCAGGGCGCGGCGGATGAGTTCAAGCTCTTCAGGACCAAACGTGACATGAGCACCTTCTGTTCCTGCTGGCCTTGCTAGTTCCAGCGCCTGCTCTTTCAAGCTCGGCGGCTTGGGGCGGCGGTAGTTATAGAACTCAATCACATCTTCTTCCTCCCACGCAGCGCACTGCTTGAGATAATTTCCACAGGCTACTAGCTCCTGGTCAGCACCCCATTGGGCGGCGCGGGTGGCGATCCCATCGCACATATCCTCACCCGGAATGTCGCTCTCAAGAATCCAATTCGTCACCAGCTCCTGCGGTGGGGTAATCGGGTGCTGATTGGTCATTGGGCAAAGCCTCCAGTGGACGATAGATTAGACTGTAATCACTATAGCGCGGCTTCGCCGCAGGCGAAAGGACGGCTAACCGTACCTCGAAGAAAGAAAGAAAGGGGGGCCGAAGCCCCCCATACCACCGCAGTCAACTCAGAAGCAAACTGCACTCGCAAAAACACGAGCAGCGAGATAGTTGCCTGCGAGAATCATGCGATCCAGCACCTCGGCATTGGCTCGAGAGATGCAACGCTTGTTAATCATCTGGTTGGTCTCACGGAGGAGTACAGCCAGATTATTCACGTTGTTGATTTTTCCGCCTTTATACGAAGCGGCACGAGCAAGAGAGTGCAGGTGACACACTTCACGAGGGCGACCATCCAGCTCTTCCAGCAAAATGGCAGTCTCAGAGAGACGACCAAAATCCCTCATTTCCTCTGCGGTGTTATGAGCCCAAACTTCCTCGGGCTTGCGCAGAGGGGCATTCGGGTTACCATTTGTGTGAATGGTCACGCGTTGAGGCAGGGTGAGGCTATACTGGCGGCACTCGTTGAAGAGGCGGCAAGCTTTGGTTTTCTTGGCAGACAGCTTTGCAGCCTGGCTCTGAATGCTGGCGGACGGGATTGTCATGGTGGTTTCGACAGTTAGATTTGGGTGAAGGGTGGTTGAGGTAACCGCCCCGTGAACTTACTATAGCGTACCGAGAGGCGGAGTGAAAGGAGGGGGGAGGTAGGGTTAACCGTCCCACCGCTCTCACAGGGTGAAACCCTGCTGCACTACTTTAACTGGGTAGCCGTGTCGAAGGTTGCGCATGCGCGTGGCCATCCCCTTACGCCACGAGGGATTCTGGTTGCTTCGACTCGCATTGCGCTCATCCAACAGTTGAGGATCAGCCTCCAGAAAGTAGATGGTTACGTCCGGGCAGCCCTCGTAGAAAAAGTCGAAGAATTTGCTGTTGGAGAACCGTTCGCCCTCCCAATAGAACGTCCAGGAGGTATACACCGGATCGGCATTCTTGGCGTCAAGCCACTCCCGATACTTGGGGCCACAGGATTTCGCAGTGCGGTCAGTTCCCGAAAACACTGCGTCGTCGTAGATGCCAGCCACAATGACTTTGTCTTCAGGGTACTCGGTGTAGACCACCAGCCCTTCTTTCTTGACCGTGCCTGTGCCCTTAAGATTAGAAATGAAAGCACGCATGATGGTGCTTTTCCCAGATGCGGGCTCGCCGCAGAGACCAATGATTTTCATTTGCGCGTGAGATTGTGAACGAGATGGACAATAGGAATTTCTGGCACTAAGGCTTCTAGAATCTCCAACTGAATAGGGTCATCCTCGTAGAACCGTTCAATTTTATAGGTCTTGGAAAGCTCACGTAAAGTGATTGCCTTATGGTAACCTGAGATCTGACGGGTTTTCAAGTGCTCGGGGACTTGACTGTAGATGATGCGATTGGTAATTCCGAACTTCTTGCACCAGGCCTCGGTTTTCTCCCTCTCCTCAAAGGAACGCCCTGTTACAATAATGTCGTTGGGGCCTGGACGTAAACCAATCGAGTCTTTCGAGAAGTATACGCAGCCATCAAAATCTGTGCAGCAAATTGTTTCCACGTTAAAAGCCCATGGGGGAAAGTACATTATTCAGAAATGCGAATGCGAGCGTCAGGGTCCCATCCGTTTTGTTTGTTATGTTTGGCCACATTGCCAGCGTTGCTACGGAATCCATCTACGGTGGACTCCCAGACTTCTCTGCCCCTGGCTTTAAGTTTTTCCAGGTGCTCTTCGGACAATCCAGGGTGTTTATAGTCAGGGTGGAATATACCTATTTTTAATCGTTTCTGGTTTTCCATACCTTTTCTGCGATCTGCATAATACTTCTCAGAGCCCACATAGTCTGGGTCAAATATTCCTTTCCCAGCTTTAAGGGCTATTTTACCGCCTTCGCTTCGATCTTCAAGGTATTTCTGAGAATTAACATAATCCGGGTTCATCCACCCTCTACCTAATTCTACATTACCCTCACCCACTTTCTTCCCCGAGGAAGATCCCCCCAGCTTGCCTGCCTTGCTGCATTGTTTGAGGGAGTTTTTTGGGCCACAGCGTTCATTGAGGCAGAACGGACTGTTCAGGTCAGGAAGGATCAACCTTTGCTCAACTAAAAGAGCTTGTTTCCAGCCACTTTCCGTGAAAGGGAAAAGCTCCAAGATTTGAATAGACGGCTCATAGAAATCCCACACCCAGCGATTAACAATGGGAGAGCCCATATAGAACTCTGCGAATCTTTTCTCTTTGTGGACACCCCAGTACCAATACGGGGTGCCTTCGAAAGTTATCTTGTAAGTGTAAATACGTGGTTCCATAAATTACGGTCGAGGGCCCATGAGGCCCCCCTGTCCAAGGTTACTTGAAAGTATTCAGTGCTTTCAGAGCTTCCAGGTCCCGAGTAGCAAACGCCTCACACTCTGCTTTGGCATCGGCATACATCATCTGCTGCGGAGGAGTTTTCTTAGTCCATGCAGAAGGGCCACGAAGAGCTCCGACAATTCCCTCTTCTTTCGCGACAGCCAGATAACGAATTGCATCCACAACCACACCTGCGCTATTTTCCGAGTCTTGAACAGAAAGTTTCGCGTCAAACTCAATGGGAGCGCCCCCGAAACCTTCCAGTTCCAGACGGAAGTATGCAACCTTGTTATCCTTAAGGTAAGGAAGCCAAGTGCTAGGGCCAGCGAACAGAGCTTCGTCATCCACGGGGATGCCACGAATATCATTCTGGGCACGAATCACGTTTTCTTTCGAAGTTTTCTTCGACGCCAAACGAGATTGATTCATCATTGTGTTAAAATCTGCCCCGCCCCCTACGTTAAGTTGCTGGTGAAATTTAACAACGGCCCCACGGTCGAAAGCAAGTTCTTGCAAGACTTGTGAAACAACTGATGCACCAATTTGACTCCTAATATCGTCGCCAATTAGCGGCAAACCGGCATCAATAAACTTCTGCTCCCAAACAGGATCGGAAGCAATGAACACGGGGATGCAGTTCAGAAAAGCAACACCAGCATCCAAACAAGACTGAGCATAATACTCTGTGGCTTCTTGGCTGCCAACAGGGCAATAATTCAGGAGGATATCTGTTTTGGTGTCCCGCAATACCTGAGCAACATCCACAGGCTCTGCGTTAGAGATCCTGTAACCGTATTTCTCAGGCTGCTCAAGCATATGCTCAGAAACTCCATCCTTGACTTGCCCCATCATGACGATGGGACCGTCCGGCACTTCGGGACAGAAAACTCTGGCACAGTTTGGCGCAGCGAAAATAGCCTCGCCAAGTGGGCGACCAACCTTGCGACGGTCAACGTCGAAAGCAGCCACCACCTGGATATCTGCCGGATGGTAACCACCGATTCGAGCAAACATTACACCAGGAATGTTATCTTCTTCGTGGTCTTTGTAAAACTCCAGACCTTGATAAAGAGCCGAGCAACAATTTCCGGTGCCGGCGATAGCAATCCTAATCTTCTTGGACATGTAATCCTCAGTATTTCAGTTTAGTGAACACGGTCGTTGATTGAGGGTCGTAGGACCGTGATTCACTATAGCTTGCGGGCAAGCTCGTAAACGATCTAAACGAACCCTTCCGCGTAGGAATAATCCACGTTCTCTTGAGACCATGCTGGATGGTTGCTATCCTTAAACTTCAGGTAGCGTACTGGATTATGCTTCTCCCTCAACGCAGCTTGTTCTTTCTTGCTAAAGGCATTCTTCCAGATTGTCTCCATTTCGCCCAGACCCTCTGGTGCTCGCTTTGGCAAACTAAGCAAAGCATGCGCATCAGGCTCATCCTTATGGATGTAGTGGGTGTTTAGGTTCAAACCGTAATCCACCATTACCCGGAAATAAGAAGGATCGTAGCCATAGTCCCTTACGTTGACACCTTTCGTCATAAAGCCCGCAACGTAGGGCGCCCAATCTACCTTGCCAGGACCCTTATAATCTTCCCATGCGGCCTTCAACCCTGAGAATTGCCCCACCAGCTCATTGGCAGTCCAGAAAGTGAATTCTTTGATTTTCGGACCGTAGGCTGTTTTGCGATACTCACACTCAATGGACTCCACATTGTAAATATCAACGTGAAAAGGCACTCGTTTGTTAACTTCGGACATAAGGACAAACGTCTTCTCCTGCATTTCCCCAATATTCGCCTTTGTGGGATTATACTTTAGAACCTTGCCATCTGGCAACTTCTGCTTGCGAGCAATGTCGAGACGGTCGAAGAGATAGCAGATAGAATCATATTGGCTCCAAGTTCCCTCATCATAAAGTTGTTGATCCCAATAGTCCACATTCCAGCCGAACAGCTCATAGAAAGTTTGTTGAGCTAGCCAAGCGGTCATTCTCCCCAATCCCCAAATCTCACGAAGAGCTTTATTCAGAGAGTAGTAATTCTCTTTGGTGTTCCCAACGTGAGCGGCATCATAGAAATGCTGGTAAATGCTGTTATTACCAACAATTTCTTTCATTGATTTAACGAAATGCGGAAACCTGCGAACGCCATATTTCGTATCATTCCCAAACTTAAAGCGCATCCAGTTCTCGTCAGTCCACTTCTGCAACTGCTCGTAACTCATCTCGTACAGCCCAAGTTGCAACGAAATCATGGCCCAGTGGTTGCGATAACTTTGACCGAACAACACGCAATAAAGTGCCTTTTCTTCGTCAGTCAAATCCATCAAGTCACAGATGACCCTGGCAACATGGTGGTGGTCACAGTCACCTTCCACCATACGAACGTGAGTAACCCGAGAGAAAGCCTCGATACGATTCTCTGGCAATCGCCAGTCGGTGTAAGGGGAAGCGACCTCTGGACGCTGCAATAAAGCGAGAGCCATGCTATACTCAGAACTAAACTGAATATAACATTGGCTCTTAGGTGTAAAGGAGTTTGCTTCGCAAACTTGTCGAGAATGCTGCGCATTCTCTCCTCGGACGTTTAGTTTTTCTTCAGTTGTGGCTGCCTCACAACCAGTTCCGCTTCATCCGGTTTCCCCGCGATGTTCGTGTTTGAGCACTGAGTGTAATCGTATTTACCGTCAGCTGACCGGCTAACCTTATAATCCTCCCAAAGAGAACTGCCCCACATTCCTGGAGCGCTGCCATTCCATTTGGCCTCACCGGTGCCCAGCTCAGGGTGATTCTCTGCCAGAGACTCCATAAACTCTCTGCGACAAGTCTCGCATTCAAGAGAATCCAGCGTCAGCACAGCGTCCTTACTGTAAAATACGTACGTAATCGACTCAGCGTCGGCAGACGCATTTCGCATCTTGGTAATTGAGTGCTCAACCTCATTATTGTCGCCAATAAAGAGATCCCCGTGGCGCAGATTGAAGGCGAGGCGAAGAGGGTGCATGACAAACTCGAAGCCTTCGAAAGTGCCATTGTCGAGTGCAGACAGCACCGCCATACCTTTATCCGAGTTTGCTCCGTCAATATGTCTCGCAACTTGAAAGTTATAGTTTATAGTGAAGCTGGTAAATACCGTACCAAACAGGTTGTAACGCTCGTCCGCAACCTGGCTAAACCGGTCATTCAGCAGTTTCCACCGGTCCGGCATATACTGCTTGAGCAATTCATTCACTTCGTGAAACACTTTCTTCTGGTTCTGAAACTCATCCCATTTCGCCAGAGTCGGCGCAGTCAACCTGCCGAAGGGGGTGCGGCCAGAGCGAGTAATGGTGCCAAACACAGCCGAGTACGCCTTGTTGCCACGTGGCTGAGCGGTAACATATCGCTTCTTCGCGGCTTTCGCCGCAGCCACTTTGTCATCCGACTCAGCCCACACCGTTCGCAACCAGCAATCAAACCACGCCAGCTTTGCAGCATCCCGTTTGGCAATTGCTTCAGTGCGTTCTTTCGGAGGGGTGCTCTTTTTGCGTACGAGAGAATCCCAACGCTCAATCTCTTCAAGATTCACCAACCCGTCGGCTTCAGTCTTGCCCACAAAATACGTAGTGGTAGTTGGAGTGTCGTTTAACGAGAGAGCCAAGGCTTCCTCCAGAGTAATCTCCCTCTTGGTTGCCGCATTAAAGAACGCTTTCTGACCCTCGGTTACCCGAATCTCCACATTCGTGTGCAATTCTTTTCCGGCCGCTGCCCCTCGCTGGTCACTCAGGAGAGCGCGACTCGCCCATTTCCAGTATTTGAAATCTTCAGACTTCGGCGTGAGCGATGCCAGAGTCTTGATGGCACCCTTGCGGAATACCACCGCCAGTGAGCCGTCCGGCAAGTAAACATCACAATCCTCATCAATCACTTCGTCATAGTCCGCCTCCGTCGGAAACTTCCCGTGGTTGGCTTTGCTATTGAAGTCGTAAAGTTCTTTAAGGTGAATTTCTCGTACCATTGTTCCTATGTGGTGTAGATGAAGTTGGTTCTACCCGCCCTTAGTATGGGGCTCAAATCCCGGAGTAAACCCCTCAATCTCAATGTTTCTCTTTCTCGCTCGCCACCCTTTATGCAGCTTTCCCGGAACCTTGGCAGTTTGCGACAAATGAGCCAAGTTCAAACCCCTCTCTTTACAAAACTCTGAGAGCCCGAACACCTCAAACACTTCTTCGGTTGGGGAATAAACGACCCAGTGGCACGTCGAGGAGTGGTGCTTAACAAGACTCCTCATGTGCTTTCCCCACTCAGAGGTGCTGCGTTTCTTCACGAGTTCGGGGCTGTGGCCTCCGGTTCCGCTCTCAATTTGCTTTCGGGGTCCCATGCTTTTGGCCTCTTTACACTTTTCTTGCGTTTTGTCTTTGGCGTGCTTCCGAAACAGCTTACGGCAAATCGTTTCCAATCGGCTTCGCTTACTTCCGAAACGATTCGGCTCTTTCTTTCTCCACTCTTTCACTTTCTTTATGAGTGTGTCCTTATACTCTTTATTCTCCGGATGAACCAGCCATCGGAGGTAAGAGAGACAAACTTGCTTTCGATACGAAAGGTCTTCCCAGATCTCCTCAGGGAATCGCTCAAGCAAGAACCAGTATGTTTCCGTAACCAACCGGAATGAGGTCTTTGGCAGCTCTCCTCTACTGAAATAGCTTCCTCGTTTTTTACCTAGTTGTCCCATTTACCGAAAGAATAAACCTACAATGTTAATCACCTGCATGAATGCAATTAGCAGCAGAACGTCCCACATTTTCTCTTTCAGAAAGAACGGAACGGAGAGCAAACTGCTGCAAATAATAACGAAGAGACCAACTTCTCGAGAGACAAACAACAACAAGCACTGACCCAGGATAAGCCCTATGTTGGATAGAATTCGTAGCGTTGTTCTCACTCGCTGTAGCCTATAATTACGCCTTCCTTGCGAACTTCGTCTAAGTGACGTTTTCCCCAGGGGATTGCGCGCCATTCAATTTTACCTCCCGGTAGTAGTAACTGAATCCAGATGTACCTCATTTGCAACCTAGGGTCTCCAAGATTTTTACCTTACGCTTGAGTAGGCTGCGGAATTCTAACCCTTGGAAAAGGGCTTCGACATGGAGAGGAATGGGCGGGCTGCTTGCAAACCACTGAAGATTCGGGACATCATTTTCAAGCGTAGTCAGCCGTAAATTCGCCAAGAAAGTTCCGGCATGCGGGGCAACCTTAGGGTGCAGGCAAATACGATCGGCTCCCGAAAACTCGGGATTGATTTCGTTCGGGCGACACTCTTCTATGATTTTCGTAGCTGTTTTCGGTCCAATTCCTTTAATCCCCGCAACATTATCCGAAGAATCTCCCGCTAAAGCTTTCCAATATTTAACTTCTGCAGGGTAAACTCCGTACTTCTCGAGGACTTCGTCTATTCCGTAAACCTTGGTCTTCTTCACACTGTTAAAGAGAATGATCTTGACTCGATTGCCAGCAAGTTGGAGCAAATCGGCATCTACAGTCAGAATATGAACCTCGCGATAGGCAGGCGAGTTGCGGGAGATTGTTGCCAGAATGTCGTCCGCTTCATACCCTTTGACACCAACCGGCGAGAATCCCAAGGTCGGCAAAACATCTTCCACCAAAAGACTCATATCCGCATAATGCTCAATGCTGGACTTCTCGCGAGTGCCTTTGTAGGATTCGTCAAGTTTCTTGCGGAAGTTACCTCCAGCGTCATAGCAAGGGATAACCGAATCGTAATCACCCTTCTCAATTACTGAGAGGATTGTGTTGATGGTACCGTAAGTGCCCGTCACAGGGATTCCTGCAGAGGTAACCATCTCGCCCATTGCCCGAGTTAGAGCAGAGCGCGAACGGCAAAAAATCGCGTTTACGTCGATTAAAAGCAAGTCTTTCATTCGATTGAGAATTGGGTGAAGGTTTCTTGCGTGACATTATAGGCGGTCAGCACACCGGTAAAGAAAGCGCCAGTATCAATGCAAATACCTTGCGGGATGGTGTAAGGTTTTCCTTCGCCGGCGCCGAATTTCGGTGTGTGACCGAATACAACTTGCTTGAGTTCAGGGTTCCAGTCCTCGAACTTCGGCCCCATAGAAAGAAACGGTTCCCTCATCCAGAGGAGATTATCAGTCTTGCCCGCATTGATGGTTTCTAGGGGGTCTTTGCCCGGATATATTCCAGCGTGTACGAATAGCGTTTCCCCAATCGTTATATAAACTGGCAACTCACCGAGCCACTCAAGATGCTCGCTCATTTCATCATATTGCTCGAAGTTCCCCCCATTCTGGAGCCACAGAACAAAGTCTGCTCCGGAACCTTGAACCGCATCAACAAACATGGCCTCGTGATTGCCCATGAGACAGAAGACGTTGGAGAGACCGTAATCGTCAGGGCTCTCAGTCATGTGACGGATCTTGTTAACAACCGCCAAATCTTCACCACCACGGTCAATAATGTCGCCAAGAAAGACGACGATAGCTAAAGTGCCCCGGATACGATCGATAAACTTCTCGAGGAGATCGTAACGAGCGTGCAGGTCACCAACCGCGATGACATCACCAGGTTTAATAGGGGAACTCATAGCACAAAGTTAAAACGGTCGAAAGGTTCGTCGTATATGTTCTTTAGCGAAGACTGCAACTTGCTGTGCATCTCTTTGATGATGTAATCCGGAACGTTTCTCTCGCGAGACCAGTTCCTCGCCATGCACGTTGCCAGCGAAGGATTGCATACAACCACTTCGATGTTGTCGTAACCGTACGAACGTAGCATAGCCACGGCTTCCTCGCGGTAAGTTGCTCGGTAGTGCGTACCGTCTAAAATCACCGGGCGACCGAGCGCTGCAGCGTCCGCCACTTGCGCTTCAATCTCGTCATGAATCTCCGCCCAGTTCCCTTGAATGCACTCATCACCGTACAGTTCATAACGGATACGGTCACCGGAGACAACAGAAGCATTTTCAATGTCGGCAATCTTTTGAGCCTGAGTAGATTTACCCGAACCAGGGGCACCCGCCAGGACCCAGGCCCTCATCGCTGGGCCTCCTTCACAATGTCCTTAATCTCAGAAATCGCCGCAGTCATATACCCGGCAGTGAAGGCATAGCCAAATTCCTTCATATTCTCCTCGGAGAGCGCCATCCGCCTGGCATTCTCAGCCTGCTCAATGACTTTCAGAATGGACTCGATGGTGTTTGCCTGCATGGTTGAAGCAGCGACTGAATACAGTATAGCGTTTTCTTGGGCAATAAAGCTGAGGGGAAAGGTAGGGTTAACCGCCCTCACGCGTCAAGGCTTGTTTTTGAGCCTCGATCCAGCGGCTCTCAAAAATCTCTCTCATCGCGTCGCGAAAAGCGAGGATGGCTTCTTTCTGAGTTTTACTGCGAAGAGAGGTTGCCAAGTAAGTCGCGTTGTGGTGAACTAACCCTTCAAAGTCTCTCGCCCCGGCTTCGTACGCTTTTGCGTAGAACTCTTTCAGGTCGGATGTCAGTGAATCGATGGCGTCAGTCATTGATCGACTCCAGTGCACGGGCAATTGTATCAATGTCATCAGAGTCAAGCTCCATACGACCATCAAGGTTGACGCCATTTTCAACCAAGATGCGTTGCGCCTGCTCCTTCAAGCTCGGTGGCTTGGGTCGACGAATACGTTGAAGTCTTGGCAATGTTTCATTAAAACCGAATTGTCTTAATAATTCACAGCACGCCTCCAGCTCCTGATCGGCTCCCCATTGGGCGGCTTGCTCAGCAATCCAGGCATCACGATGCCAACCTGAAGTTGGAGCTGTGCTGCGTAATTTTTGCAGAATTGCTGGCGGTAAGGTGATGGGATGTTGGTTAGTCATTCAGGTAGCGCCCTTTGTGTACGAGTTTAGTCTAGCTCGTCCTGCTCGTTCTGGAAAGGGGGTTAACCGCCCTTTGACCCTTTGGCATAAAATTGGTAGGAGTCGAGCCAGTCCGCCAGCATTTCGCATTCGTGGGAGTCCGTGTTTCGGGCAACGTAATCCTGCACCACCCATGCTATTTCGCGAAATTCCAGGTCGTTGAGGGGTCGAGATAGGCTGAAGCCAACCTTGAGTTTGGATTTCTTGAGTAGAGAAACCAATTTTTCTTGCAACTTTGTTGGATCTTTCATGGCGAAACTCCCCAGGTGTTGAAACCGTTTTCCAATCTTACCCGGTTTCAGGCTAGTCGAAGCGGCTGCCGATCCCCTCAGTGGAGTAAACTCCCTCAATCTCACCGAAGATGGCACTCAGGTGGCTAGCATCGAGATCAAATGTGAAAGTGACGAGTTTGTCACCCTGGTAAAAGTTGTATTGGGTGTACTCCCGAATGTAGCGCGTCTCAGGATTCATATACTCGTGGTAGTCCACGCGGGATTGCGGCACAGAGACAATGTCGTAAGTGATGCCGGTCCAAGGGGACTGATAGGCGGCAGTGTCTGCGAGTGGTTTCATTGTTCGTCTTCAAACGTGAAATACTCGTAAATGGCAGACATTACGTGCTCTTCGATGTTCATTATGATTGACCCTTCGTTCGGGTTTTCCACGTGTTTGTGGGCCCGTGCGTATCCCCGTCTCACACCCTGTTCAATCGCCATCTCCAGGATGACTCTAGTCTTCGGTTTCATCGTCGTCTCCCCACCTTATAACAAGGTGATCATAGGTTCCCACAAGGTAGTGGTAAAGTTGTCGAGCGAAGATCTCGTACGGCTCGCCTTGCCCTTCGATGGCGGAAGTTACCGCCACTTGCCAGAAGATTCGAAGGTGGTCTTTTTCAGGGAGTGGTTTCATCGTACCCCACTAGCAAAGATTTTCTTGAGTTCGTTATGAACTGTTCGCAGTTCATCGTACCCACTGTTAATAGTCAATAAATCTTTATTGTGCCCCAAAAGATTGAAGAGTTGTCGCAGTTGCTCTTCTGAGAGTGTGAGTTTGTAGTTCGTTTGAATTTCAATCATTTTAGTTGCCTCCTGTTGCTTGGATGACTCTAGTCTTCGGTTTCATTTTGCCTCCCAATATTGAGCGTCCCAGCCACAGCCATAGGCAGGTGTGTAGTCTCTTTCAAGAGAGCAGGGTTTGTAACCTACTTTCCCGGTAACCATATCCTTGCTCAGCCCTGGACGCACGCATTTCTGTTCCTCATTGGCAATAAGGCGTCCCAGCAAATTGCGACGATACCATATGCAGTCTTTACAAAGTTTCATGTGATCTTGTTCAATCATTGTGGGTCTCCTACAAGTCCAGTTGGATAAGTTGAACTTTC